CCCCGGCTGAAATATTACTTCCTTGAGTTGATAAACCAGACCCACCATCATTTCCTTGACCAAATGTTCCTATTGAGCCTGAAATACTGAAAGTATTTGAATAAGAGCTTCCACCACCACCAGAACCACCAACACTACCTGTTGCAAAGGAGCCTGAACCATATCCACCAAATCCACCACCCAAAGCAGTAAAATTAAATATAGAAGAACTTTGACCATTAGTATCAACAGCTCCACCACTTCCAACTGAAACTGAATAAGAACCACTAGATTTGATTATAGACCCGGATAATAATCCTCCAGCTCCACCACCTGCACCAGTTGTACTTCCACCTCCACCCCCACCACCTACAATTAAGTAGTTAAAAGTTCCAATTTTCCCCAGACAAGTATCACAATCTATAAATGTAGATGATGTTACAACATTTGTATATGTAGGAGTAATTAGTGTATTTTGAAAAGAATTAAGAACACTCCAACAACTACCGGTTAATCCAGCACCAACTGCTTTAAACACAGTTCCTTGTGCTATTGTTGTAGTTCCTGGCAATGACATACTTGCAGTTACACTTGATGAACAATTCTGTATAGTATAATATGTTGGAGTAATATCTGTTCTACTTATAATATAATATGTAGCTGCAGTATTACCACCGGTTTGTCTTTGCCAAATAGGGCCAAAACCTTCAATACTTGATGAAACTCCTGCACAAAAATTAAAAGTTCCTTTTGTATAAGCAGCATCTGATGTTATAGACCCGTTAGGAGTTGTTAATACTGCGAGTGTTAATGGTGTAGCTGCCGATGGCCACGGTGCATCTTGGCATGCTTGAGAACCAATTGTATATCTCCATTTTTTTGTACAATCATAACAATAATACAATTGTTCACCAGCTGAACTAGTTATATAATAATTTCTTGTTTGGTTTTGACCCTCAGTACCCCAAAAAGCAGTTGCTGGATTTGATATACCAGATGGTGGTTCTATACCATTTGCATTATAACCTTGACCATTATTTAATGTTATATTTGTAATAAAAGTACCTAAGCCTTGATAGTTTTCACCTACAACATCATTAGTAAATTGATTTAAAGTTACAGTTATTCTACCTCTTCCACCTGTATTTATATTGGTTGTGCCGAAGCTAGCCATTTTATAAGCATTATAACCAGAAGGACATCCATTTGGACTTGTACTAAAAAGAGATGGTATATACATAATTAAACAAATTGATTTGCTCTACTATAATATAAACTTGCAGTATCAAATGATAAAAAAGTTAAAATATCAACTGCATTTGCAGATGGTGTAGCATTATATTGAAATCCAGTTGGGTATTTAACATTAGATGGGAATTGTATAGTTCCTCCTCCACCTGAAGCTTGTGTTACTCTTAATGTGACAGTTTCACCTGGTTGAATATTTGTTGGTTCAATTCTACATGGACTACTTGCACTTAAAGCGACAGTAAAGAAATTACCTAAACTTAAATCCATACTTGAAGTCGTTGTAATAATTGTTAATGGAACAACTTGTCCTCTGACAGAGCCACTAAATATTGAATTACCAATTACACTTAATTCAGTTGCAGCAGATGATGAAATTATTAAACTACCTGTTATAATTTGATTACCTACAAATGTAGTTGAACCACTAACATTTACCGAACCGGTTATAGTTTGATTTCCTATAAAGTTATTACTTCCAGTCGTTGCATAACTTCCTGTAAATGATGAAAGTGTATTTATTCTATCAGTTAAACCTGTTGTTGTTGTTGCAACACTTTGGCTATAAGATTGTGTATATGCATTAAATGAAGAAGTAAATAACTTTTGATTTATTTGATTTTGTAAGAACGATGCAGTTTGTGTTAATTGTATTTCAGTTACAAATGTAGTTTGCAAAGAAGAACTCCAATTCTCTAATTCATCTAATCTTAAATCAACAGATGTACTAAAAGGCCCTTCTAAGAAATCCAATCTACTATCTACTGATGCTGAATATATAGTTACATTTCCAACTCCAGCTAATGTAGATGAACTCATCTCACCAGTTGCTTTTAAGCTACCAATAAAACTACCAGTTCCACCAAATGCTCCACTACCCAATACATTTAAGTTGCCTGTAATACCCATAGAACCGGTCAAAGAACTGCTTCCTGACATTATAATTGTTCCGTTGAGTGTTTGTGTATCTGAAGTGCTATCTCCCAAAATATTAGACCCTGATGAGAATATGACAGAACTACTTTCTATGGTAGTTATTATCTCATATGCATTAATTGTTCCACTAACTACTAAATTATTTGTTAGGAACATATTAGATGCAGTAATATTGTTTGATACATTTAAACTTCCAGTCAATCTTGTGCTACCACTTACTTCCAAATTACCATTAACTCTAACATTATCATTTACAGTTACTTTACCTTCAATGTCAAAAGTACCACTAATAATTAAGTTTCCATCAACATCTAAATTTTGATTAACACTTAAATTTTTATCTACTATTACAGATTGGGAGAAAAACATATCTCCTGATGATGATATTGCAAATCCTGCATTATATCCTAAACCATCTTGTACAGTCACATACCCTGTTGTTGCAGGTGCACCTACTGGAAAAAATGAAGTATCAGTCCCTAAGTGTAATATGGATTGATACGATTGAGAAACATATAAATTACTTAAACTACCCATTTTATTATTATTTTATTTTATTCAAATTGCCACTTTCTAAATGCAACATCAGTTCCTTGTCCCCATTTCTCCGGTGTTGTTGACCATACTTTAGGATTTATCCATAAAATACAATTAGCACAATTAACATAATTTTCGTATGGTAATGGTAAAACTTGTAAGTTTACAAAATCAAAATCATCCTCACCTTCAAATGTTCCATCTACTGTGAAACATCTTAATCCTGTATAATTTTCCGTTGATGGTGTCCAAACTGGAAAAGTTTTTGTTGAGAAAACTTGTCCTTGTATTACAGGCTGTTGTATTACTGCTTTATATTCACCACCTATTACACACTCATCAATTATATACCCACTACCCGACGGATTAATTAAAAAAAAAAGACAACGATTTTTATCATTGTGGGTCGTTAACTCAAAGGTTGCAACCCATCCGGCCAATCCATTATTAAATTGGTCAGAGAATGCAGAACAATTTATGTCTCCGTTTATCTCAAACCCAGCAACTCCTCTTTGTGTATATGAAGTTAAATCATTTAAGATACCTAATGTGTTTGCATGAATATCTACTACATCATCTACTCCATAAAACGGAACAGTCTGTGCATTAGTTCTATCATCACTTTCGTTATTCTTATTTTTAATCTTATCAGCAACCGTCAATTGAATTGTATAGTTGGTAATGTTACTACCAAAATTACTTTCAGTTATTAAAATATTTCCTAATGGATATGATGGAAACTGGTCTACATCTATTTTTGTGATATCACCTTGTGTTACCGCATTGATAGATGGATGGTTACTCATTATTGTTTTGAAATAATTCAAAGCATTGTAATAGAGAGTATAGTTTACACCTGTATTATGAACGATTTGTTGAGCCATAGTTTATTATAATTGTATACCGCCGAAGTATTGATTACTTTGGTCAGGATATATTTGAGTTTGGTTACCAACTGTTTGTAAGTATTGAGGTATATTTTGAGAATATGAAATTAAGTAATTCTGTAATCTCAATGCGTAATAATCTGCGTTGTTTAGAGCTTTGTTTAAAAGATAATCAATTTCAGATTTAGCAGGTGCTATACCTTGTTCACTTTGTTGTTTAACTGCTCCATTTGATTTAAATTGAACTGAACTAAATGGAATGTATTCAACACATGCATACCACAATAAAGTATATTTAATATGGTCATCCATCAAGTCCTGATAATAAGAACTAAGTGAACCAAATGTGTTTGCAGTGATTTGTGCTTGTAAGTAATCAAATAGGACAGTTCCTAATAAATTCTTTAAGTATTTATCTTGTGCAGTTCTTACAAACGGTAATAAAGCATCTGCATCTATTGCACCTTGCAATGGAGAGTTCTTTATAATATCGTTTCTATTTATGAATAATGCGTATGACATAATTATTTTTTATATATTTCGTATTGTGAGTTATTTACTTCCAACATTGAAAACTTTTCGTTTGGTATTGGTTCTAATGGAGTTTCATCCTTTGTATCTTCTGTTGTTGCAGGATTTTCCATACTATCATTAGTTTCATCTTCTACTTGTCCTATTGTTTTACCAGTTTCTTCTGCTGTTTGAGAAAGAATTACCAATGGAGTTAATTGTTCAAAGTATAATTCAGCTTCAGAATATCCACCACAAGTTAATGCGTAATCTAAACTATTTAAGATAATGTTTTGGAAAGGTGCAATAGTCATTGTTTGTAAAATACTAAATGCAGTTTTCATTTCCTCTGATTGTGAACTAAAACCATTGTTCTTTGTTCTGATACCAAATAATAAAGGACTAGTTACTCTATGTGCAACTAATATTCTATCTTGTGTGTATTCTGCAACATAGTCGTATTTCTCATGTAAGTTTGTGATATCAATTACATCAATTGTTGGTTTAGTAGCAGGGTCATCGTTAAATGATAACATAAATCTACCTGCGTTATCCGTACCTGTGAATTTAGCTTGTACTAAATCTTCAATAGTTTGTCTTTCTTCAGGTGCAGGAACTCCATTATTAAAGTTTAACATTACTGCCGGTAAGAAACCATTAACAATATTATTAAAATGTAAATTACTTATCTCACCTTCAGCCATTGCTAATTGTAAAGCAGAAACCCAATCTGGTAAAGAGTAGTAATACAAACCTGGACAATAATGTTTAATGTAAAGTATTTCCATTTTCTCATTAGAAGTCTCAAATGCAGGTATTTTCTTTTTATCTCTTACCTTTCTCATATCATTCCAATCAGTACAATAGTAATAATTTTCAATCATTGGTGATGAACCTAACTTCTCTGCTCTTAATAATTGAACAGGTACATGGTACATCTTTTTAATCTTAGTATGTGTTTCATCCCAATAAACTTGGAATGCAGCATTACCATATAATTTCAAATCAAATGATACTCTCTTAACTTCCTCTTGTGGAATTATTTTCTGTAAAGTTTCATTGAATATTTCATTCTTAGAATATAATCCTTTACCAAATATTAAATCAGCAATACCCTCAATAGATGCTGCATTAGTTGTACTAACATTGAAAGCAGTAGTAACTGCATCAAAGAAATCATCATTACCATACACACCAAATGGAACGAATGGATAACGAGTTTTAGTATCTTCCTGTATAATTGGAAGAGAATTATTATTTACATTTACAATTGAGAATTTTTGTTGTCCTTTCATATTAATCCATTATAATATATTTGTTCTCACTATCGTGGGAAACATATTGTGTGATTTGATTTTCGTATACTGATTTGTCTATTGATTGAGATGCATATACTTGCCAACTACCATTCCAAATGTCAATTGAAGCACTACCTGATTGGTTGTATAAAGTTGCACGATACTCACTTCCTACACTTGCACTTTGTATACTTGCAGTGAATGCAAGAATACTTTCGTATGCAGAATAACTTACATTACTCATAGATGCAGTAAATGTATTTAATCCCATCATATCTTGCAAACTCATTGTAAACTGATTACTACCAGTTACCTGTGTTCTTATTGTGTATGAGTTAGATTGAGATATGTAATAGCTTAGCATTATCTTGTGTTTATAATATAATAACAACTAATTTTGTAATAATAGTTAAATAAAAAAACCCCACTCCAAAGAGTAGGGTTAATATTTTTTAGTGTTTATACCGAATGATGTTATGCAGATGCTCCGTAAACTACTGTGTAGTTTGCAGTTAATCCACCTAATGCATTTGTAGTTGTACTTCCAGATAAGAATTGAGCAGGGAATTGTTCCATAGCTGTGAAAGTCAAAGAGTATCCGTAAAGGTCTCCTAAAGCTCCACCAGTTTGAATTGTTCCACCAGTCATGTCTGCACCTTCTTTTTTACCTACTAAGAATGCATCACCATTGTTAGTCCAAACGATGATTTGAGGTCTACCATAAGCCATAAGCTTTAATTGAGTAGTCATTTCGTTTGTTAACTTCTTTAAGTTTAGAGTTAATTCTTGTGAAAAGAATGTAGTTCCGTTCTCTCTTGAAGTATTGACAGTTTCAGTATATGCACTAGTTCCTTTCAATTCGTAGTAATACAAAATTGAGCCAGATGGAACACCTGTCAACAATCCCATTGGAGTTGATGTTTGAGCTGATGTTTCTGCGAAAGAACCGGTCGCGTAATTGATAAAGTAAACACCCTGTAAACCACCGATGCTTTCTTTACATACTTCGTTTCTTCCTAGAGTTAATGAACAAGGCATATATTAATTTTTTAGTTTTGTTATTAAAAAAGGTGGGTGTTGAGACCCACCCTTTAATTAGTTTTTATTAGTAAGCTCCGTAGTATACGATGTCTTGACCAATACCGAATTGAGTACCACCTGTGTATCTCATTACAATTCTGTAATTTTGAGAACCATCAATGTTAGCCATATCCAATACTTTTACTTCATTGTAGTCAGATAATAAACCTGTTCCGAAGAATAAGTTTGATTTTTGAGCTGCAACAATCTTAGAAGAAGTCATACCTGGACACCATACGATTTCAATACCATTGAAGTTGAAAGGTTTTTCACCCACGTTCATTTGGTTGTTCCATCCGTTTGCACCGATAGCACCACCTGCTAAAGCTTGTTGGTATGCTTTAGCTACATCAGTAGCAACATATAACAATACATCAGGCTTACCATAAACTGTATCAGGGATAGTGTTTACAACTGAATTTAATTTGTCAATTACATTTGCAGAAGTTACACTTCCAGAAATTACGATTGAACCACTCTTAGCTGCTAATACTGCTGTTGCACCACCTGCTGCAATAGATGCAGAGAATGCTGTTTGGAAACCACCGAATTGTCCGTTAGTTGAGTTAACACCTTTCCAGATTGACTCTTCAGTTGCTTCTGCTACTTTACCACCTACATAAGAGATTAAGAAATCGTTGAAGTTCTTTGGAATTTCATCAAATGCAGAGAAACCTAATTGTAAAGCTTCCCAGCTATCTACGAATTCTTGCTTACATAATAGTAAGTTAACTTGTAACTCTTTTGGAGTTAAAACTTGTTCAGTAATAGCAACGCTACCTGAAGTTACGAAATCACATGATGCATCTTGTGTGATACCACTCACGTCTAATTTTTGGATTACAGATTTGAACTTCACGTTTGGCATGATAGTTACAAGTTTCTTATCCAAAGTGTTTGCACTTAACAACGCTGCTGCGATGTATCCTGCTGCTGCTTCACCTGCGTAGGTAGAAGTGATAGTAGGCAATGCGAAATTTTGTCTTGCTTTCATTTTTTTAATTTAAATGATTGTTATTAATTTATTTATAAAGTTTAGATAAGAAAGAAGATTGTGCATCTTTTGATTTCTTACCATAATTTTTTCTATTTGTTTCAGATGCGAATTTTAAAGCTTCTTCTGTTGGAGCACCATCTAATTTAGGTAACTCTTCTTCATCTTCACTAGCCATTGCAACTTCCTCATCAACTGTTTGGTCAACTGGAGGCATCATAGCTTCTTCCATTTTCATCATCTTTTTTTCCATCTCTTCAATTCTGTAAGCCATTTCTTCTAATTTCTTACCTAATTCAATTTCAATTTCAGGTTTCTCATCTTCAGGCTTTAATTCAGCTTCAGCATCTTCTGGTAGAGTATCTACACTATCAGTTTCTTCTGCTGCTTTCAAAGTTCCTTTTTCAATTTGACCTGGTACTTCTGGCATCTTGTCATCTTCAGTATAAGTTCCTGCTTGAGGAATATCTTTTACTTTTTCATCAGACATTTCTACATTCTCTCTTTCAACAATTTTACCTGCTTCAGATTTTACTTTTAATAAAGTTTCATTACCTTCTGTATCTTTCAACATTAAGTCGTGCATACCGTCTGGTGCTGGAGTTTTAGTTCCATCTTCTGAAACTACGAATAGGTCTTCGCCTACATCAAATGTTGCAGACTCAACTATTGTTCCATCTGCTAATTTTGCATAAGTTAATTCAACTTCATTTGCTGATAAAAACTCAACAATCTTATTTAATACTTTTTTTGCGTTCATATATTTTTAGTTTATATTGTAATAACAACTATTTTTTGATTTATAGTTATTTTTATTGATTGATTATTATTTCGTTTAAAGAAGCACCCATAAATTCTTCTATGGTATGTGTTGGTTCTACATTTACTTCTACATATTCCCAATTTCTATTTTGGATATGTCCTAAATATTCTTGTGAGATTATCATCTCTATTCCGTTTGCTGTTAGTTTATAGTTGTTCATTATCTTGCATTAAAGATATTATAATTTTGAGTAATATTAGCACCACTCAATACAGATGGATATACCAACCATGCTACTAATTGACCACTACCTTCATATCCAATCTTTACAGTTTGATTTGTTGGAGTAAATAAAGTTCTATTTATTCCATTATTTTGTGAATTAACAGATGTTGTATTTACATAATATTGAGAGTTGTTTGTACCATCATTAGTTCCTGAAAAGAATGTAAATATATTTTGAATATTAGTTCCTGCATTAGCATCATTATAAGCTCCACCACCAGAAGTACCAGCTGCACCACCCCAATATTGTTGATACACACCACTAGATAACGGCCATCCTGTATCAATTGCTAATATCATACCATTATTATTTGCTTGTCCACCAATTGCAGGATATGGAGGAGTTGTGCCTGATGTTATTTTATAATATGCTTGAACAGTATATGCTGATGGGAATTTACCACTATATGAAATATAATTAGATGAATTAGTAGTTAAAATACCACCCTTTGTTGCAGAACTATATGTAGGTGAACCTACAAATGTTGCAGTTGGGCCACTATTTCCACTTACATCATAAACTGATGTTCCACTACCTGGATAAGAAGCTGCATTACCAAAATCATATATTACATATGCACCTGCAACATAGTTTATTGTCGGTGCAGCTGCAGTGGTTACTATCTTTCTATTAAATCCAAAGTTTTGAAATATCATTTATATCATGTTTAATGTTGATACTACGAATGGAACTCCAGTTGATACTGCTACAATAGATAAAACGTCTTTCTTACCACTTCCTGCAGTTGCTGAATATGCACTACCTGATGGTTGTAACATAGTCGGTGCTAAAGAAGCAGATGAGTTTGTACCTGTTGTAATAACCAATGTTGCACTTACTCCTGGTTGAACATTTGATGCTGATATATGTGTTGTTGCAGTACCCGCTAATGTCAAAGTAAAATAGTTACCTAATGATAAATCCATAGATGCAGTATTAGATGTAATAGACATTGATACTACATTTCCAAATGCACTACCCGTTAAGGTTAAACTACCTGAAATATTTTGATTACCTCTAAATGTATTACTACCCGTTGTTGCGAAACTTCCAGTTGCTGATATTAAACTATTTACTTTTGCATCATTAGATGATGTATATGCGTTAAATGATGCAGTAGTTAGTAATTTTTCTATTCCTAATACATTTATTTCATTACCCATACCACTATGGTTTGTACAATAATAATATAAAGGTGTAGTTGTATCGTATCCTACTTCTATTTGTATAAAGTTTGAACCACTTGTTACACATGTTGTGTATTCCGTTGGCCCGTTTGCTGTTGTTGAAAACTTAAATGGATGACTACCTACAATACCTGATAAATCAAATCTATATTTTGGACCTGGTACGAAAGATAATTTAGGTTGATTAACACCATCTATTATATAATAATTTGAACCATTATTAGTTACTATTGCAGTTACTACACTTTCAGTAGCCGATGCAGTAAATTGATTAAGATTAGTTACTGAAGTATTTAAACTCGCAGTAGTAGTATTTAAATTACTTATAGATACCAATGCCGATGCACTAAATGTATTTAAGTTACTTACTGATGTGTTTAAACTTGCAGTAGTTGTTTCTATATTGTTTAATCTACTATTTGTAGAAGATGTATATGCGTTAAAAGATGCAGTTGTTACTAAACTACCAGTATCTATTGGTGTTGCTGTTACACTTACACTAAATGTAGATGTGTCACCCTTTGTAAAAGTAATTGTATTTCCAACCGCAGATGCAGTATATAAAGATAAACTAGCACTTCCAAAAAGAGAAGCAGTAGCTGAATTTAAATTAGTTACTGATGTATTTAAACTTTGAGTAGTCGTATTCAAATTACTTATTGATACTAATGCAGATGCTGAAAAAGTATTTAAGTTATTTATTGAAGTTACTAACGATGCAGTTGATTGAGATGCAGTGAATGTATTTAAAGCACTTACTGATGTATTTAAACTTGCAGTAGTCGTATTGATATTTGCAATAGATGTGTTTACACTTGCACTATTTACTTCTAATGCAGTAACTCTCTGGTCATTACTTTGTGTGTATGCGTTGAATGATGATGTAGTTACGAAAGTACCTGCTGAACCACTCACATCAGGAATGTTTACACTAAATTGAGTTGTATTACCTTTTGTAAATGTTAAGTTTCTAGTACCCGTATCAAATGATGCAGTTACTAATGCTAAACTTGCAGATGTAAATAAACTTGCAGTAGCTGAATTTATATTAGTTACACTTGTATTCAACGATGCAGTAGTAGAATTAATATTACTTATAGACACTAATGCAGATGCAGAAAATGTATTTAAGTTAGTTATTGATGTTACTAAACTTGCAGTTGATTGAGATGCAGTGAATGTGTTTAATGCAGATATAGATGTATTAACCGATGCACTATTTGTATTAAGAGCATCTATACTAACTTGTTGAGATGCAGAACTTGCATTCAAATTACTTATAGACACTAATGCAGATGCACTAAATGTATTTAAGTTAGTTATTGATGTTACTAATGATGCAGTTGATTGTGATGCAGTATATGTGTTTAATGCATTTATACTAACTTGTTGTGATGCAGAACTTGCATTCAAATTAGTTATAGAGATTGCAGTTGATGCAGTGAAAGTATTTATATTACTTACCGATATATTCAACGATGCAGTCGTAGTATTTAAATTATTAATTGATACCTGTGCAGAAGCAGTAAAGGATTGTAATGATGCAGTTGCCTGATTTAAATTACTGATATCAACTACACTACCTGTTGCAACTGTTACATTAAAAGTAGTGTTATTACCCTTTGTAAAAGTAATTACATTACCTGCAGCAGATGCGGTAACCAATAGAGAGCCTGTTGATAATCCAGTTGCCGATGCAGTGAATACATTTAATGCATTCAACGATGTGTTAACTGATTGTGTATATGCTCCAAATGGTATTTCATCAACCATAGAGTCAATCATATTTACATTGAATGCTCTTAGTATTGCGGGTGTAATTAAACCACCATTATTATTGGGGAAGGAATTATTGTTATCAACCTTCAGTGCTACTTTGGTTATTTCAGCCATATCTTTATTTTTATTTAATCTAATATTATGTCAAAACCATCGCTGTAACCATCTGAGAAACCACCACCTTTAGTTCTATTAGCAGATTGAGTTTGTCCTATTCCTTGGTTCATAAGAAAACCCTTACAACATTTTACATCGTAAGTGTTACTATCCAAGCAAATACACCCTTGTCTGCTATTCTTTGGTGATGATAATCCTTTAGTTGGCCCAATATAGATACCCGATTGGTTCTCGCGATTAACTGAGTATCTTAAATTACCATTTCTACTATTGCTCCATTTTCCAGCCATTGGTATCGTTTAATATAATAACAACTAAATTGGAATAAATCGTTATGAACCTTGTTGCTTCTTTAATGCTTCTCTATGTAATAAGTTCTTTAGAGTAGCTTCATCTGATTTGAATGCAAGATATAACAAACACTTTTCTAATGCCTGTTCTGTTACCCAATCTATACGACCATATTGCCCGTCTGCAAGTTCAATAAGCGTTTGGTAATTTCCCCACTTTTTTCCAAAATTAATTTGATGTTGGGTGGCAGTTCCTCCACCTTCAAAGACTTCAGGGTAGCGCTCAACAAGTCCATTAACAAATTTACAAAAAAAAAGAGTGCTCCAAATTGCACATCCATTGTAACTTGTAAAAATAACTTATCATCAATCTCTCCTTTGTATGCTTCAATAGAATACATATCTCCTTTCTTATCTGTAACAGGTCGGTATAATATTGACATTATCTTAGACCAGTTATCATCAATAGTTAATTGTCCAAACTTACTTATATCTACATACGCACCATATGCCATCTGTGATAGGTTAGGTTCAAATCCATACTCCTTACCGTCTATCTTAATTATTTTCTGCAAGGGATATTCAGTATCATTTATAAATCCTTCTAATGCAATACGAACTGAATTATAATCTTCAATGGATAGTGAGTTAATGTACTCTGCATTTAATCCACATAGATGCGATAACATTAAAGCAGTTTGTGCTT